ACTGGTAACTGCTTGCTGATGACATGTATGATGTGGTCTTGGACCAACAGCTCCACGGAGAGGGGAGCCCACGTTGTTGATAATGGTGATGACGTCTTGGTGTTCTTGGAGCGCGAGGATGTCGTGCGTTTTGAGAGCGGCCTTGCTGAGTTCTTCCGCAGACTTGGTTTCACCATTTGCGTCGAGAGCAAGGCCGATATCTTCGAGCGCATTGAGTTCTGCCAGACACAGCCAGTATGGCTTGGCGACAGATGGGTCATGGTTCGTGACCCTCGCGTTTGCATGGCAAAGGATCTCACCACGTTGATTGACGTTAGGCACCCCAGGAACGCCGCCAAGTATCTGCGCTCCGTCGGCGACTGTGGTTTGAGTTTGACCGGAGGTTGCCCTGTGCTACAATCGTTTTACGTGGCGCTCCGCCGTTGTGGGTCAGATGGGTACAACATGCGTGACAATCAGATGGAAGGCGGGTTTTATAAGCTCGCGGAGGGCATGTCGCGCAGGGAAACACCCATCACAACGGCGTCTCGAGTTAGCTTCTGGCAAGCGTTCGGCATTAGCCCGCATGACCAGCATCTCATAGAGCAACGCCATAGGCACTGGGTTCCAGGCACCTCCTTCAAGGAGAGGGATTGTCCACCAGCAACCATCCCATTCTACACACCACACTCGGAGTATTAACGCATGCAATGGCTAAACAACGAAAACCCACCAGGGGCGCGCGACGACGACCACCACGCGTCAGACTCGGGCGCATTACATGGCTCGATCGATCAGCGGTCGATTTTGGGCGCCTATTGGCGGACCCTTGTGGCGCACCTGTTGTGCGTGGTCTTGCCACTGGCTCAGGAGGCTCCATCGCAGTGCGACTGGAGAGCGATTTTATCCTCTTTTCAGCTGCAACTGAGACTGCTGGATGCTTTTATTGGGTTCCAGGCGCCCTTCGCGCGTTCCAGTGGGCGGCCCCGAACGACACCACCGGAATCACCCTTCAACCCATCGGAGTCCCGGGCGCCGCGTTCCTAGTTAACTACAGCACAGCACGGGCGGTCTCAGCATGTGTCCAGGTTATGTATCCCGGCGCAGAGCTGAACCGCTCGGGGATTATCGGTATGGGAGTAGTCCCAGGCGGCCAATTAACTAACATCATTCAAACCACCTATGGTGGAGCCGGCGGTTCTTCAACTGTAGGGCAGATCAGGTCGAGCTGCCAGATAGTTGAACGCACGCCGAGCACCATGATGGAGATCCGCCTGAGGCCCGGTGACCAGGAAACCCGACCAACTGATATCGCGGCCCTGTCACAGGACCAGACCGAGTTCCCTGAAGCGGCCAACGGCAAGAACGGCTTCATCATTGTTGCCGCTGGTCTGCCCGTGGCGACTGGTATTCGAATAAGGTGTGTCTGCACTTACGAGCTCACCCCTCTGAGTAATCAGGGTATGGTGTCTAGTGTGGAGACCACCCGTTCTGTTAACACCGAAAAGGACGTAGTCCAGGCATTGGACGCGGCCAACGATAAGTGGTGGCATTCCACTCCCGCTGCCATCGCCTACCACACGCTGGGTGCAGCCGCCACGGCGGCCACCGCATATGCCACCGGTGGCAACCCTGAGG